GACTTCTTGGTCATGCGCCCATCCAGCCGGTTGCGCCTGCGGTGCGGTCGCTGTAGTGGCGACGGGGCATGGCTGCGCGGGGCTCGCGGGAGGCGACTGGAAATGCGAACGTCACCGCGATCGCATCGGCGGCGTCAGGAGAAGCTAGACCCCTGGCTTTCATATCCTTCTTGCTCTCCAAGAAGATCGTACCGCTTGAGTCGGGTTTGGTCTTAGGCCCGGTCAGATCCGCCTTCAGTTGCCTGTCTGGCGCAATCGACGCAGTTCTTAACCAGTCCCGCAGCGCACCCCACAGCTCAGCGCGCTTGTTACCCCACATCACTTGGTTCTTGGCTTTCCAGCCAAAGTTGACCCCACGCACCTTATACCGCTGTTCGACCAGCCGGTCAAGTATGCCGTACCCCAGCCCGCCTTCGTCGATCACCGTCAGCGTCGGTTTGTATTCCTCGATCGCGTCAATGACGTGCCCCACGGTCGTCATCGTATCATCACCCCGGTACCGCTTGATTGCGATGATGTCACGCCCTTGGCGCACCGCGATGACCGTCGAGTCACCGCCCGACCTGGCTGGGTCGATGCCGATCACAATTGGCGCTGTCTCGTCTTTGTGCTTGGGTCGGCCAAACGCCTGATCGACCAGCGCGGGTCCAATGAACTGATCGTCGCCTGCGCTGGGGAATTCCCCGTACACCTCGACCTTGGCCTGTATCGAGTCTTCGCCGTACTCCGCGATGATCTGCTCGTAGACCTGCTTGTCAGTGTCTTCGACATCACGGGCGTCAATGTTCTCTGTCGACCAGAAGTCGCGCTTAGAGTTAAAGCACTCGAAGAAGTAGCCTTGGTTGCGGCGCGGATTGGAAAAGGCAAACCAGAACCTGTGCGGTGTGTTCTCGGTAAAGAAGCCGGCGGCCACCTGCCAGATTGAGTCTGGAATACCTGACGCCTCATCGAAGATCAAACACACGCCGTCCAGGTTGTGCAGACCGGCGTAAGCGTCCGGGTTCTCTTCCGACCACAGGCGTCCCTCGATTGACCAGAAGCGCGTGCCTTTCTTTAAGTCCCGCTCGACGATCTCCGCCAGCCACTTAGCCGGCGCGACCTTGGTTGCGCTGATCTCAAACCAATGGCTGTTGATCATCATCGCCAGCCACTTGGTAATCTCTGACCAGGTGATACTGCGGAGCTGCGCCTCACTGTTAGCCGACACGATCGTCGTGGATCCTATGCGCGTTGAAAGCATCCACAGCACGAGCCAACTGACTAGCGCAGATTTGCCAATTCCCCGGCCTGACGCTACCGCAGACCGCAAGACGTTGTAATCAACCCGCCCACTGTTGTCTTTGATGTGCTGCGTGATCTTCCGCAGCACCTGACGCTGCCACTTGCGCGGGCCTTTGTAGTTGGCCAGTGGCGTGCCGTGTTGCCCCCACGGGAACGCAAAGTTTACAAACGCTTCCGGATTGTCTTTGATGCGCGGCTGCCAGAGCCGCGTCATCAAGAGCATTTCATCAGAGGCGTTGTAGATCGGCTGCTGCAAGTGTTGGCTCCAGTCGCTCTGTTACCTGCACGTCAATGACGCGCTGCTCTGCCTTCTCAAGCGCCGATATTACGCTGATCTGCTGCGCTACGTCGATCTGCACTTGTTGCTTAGCTACCCAGTCGTGCCGATGGCGCAGAATTTCTAACGCCGCTTTGGTGTCGCCGGAAAGCGCGGCGTCCATCATCACAGCCGCAAGCGCCCCTTCTGCGTCAGCGCGTCCTTTCTGTTCTGCCATCTCGGCGATGGGGTCCATCTCGCACAGACGCCGATACTCGGTCGGCAGCATGCCGGCCTTCAACGCCAGCGAGTCACCTTTTAGACCCAACTTGGCAGCCTCATAGATGCGCTGCAAGCGCGCCTCGGTCGCCTCTAGTTTGCGCGCGGTGAGCGGCAAGGATTGGAAGGTCATGGCCAGATGATGTGCTGCAAATAGTGTTGCAAATAATTATAGCATTTTGCAAAAAAATTTGTGCGACCCCTCCGTTTTTGACCGGTCCGGTCGCCGGCCCTCACCGGGGGCTCTCGCCCACGCGGCCCCGAGCTGCCAGCCGTCAGCCGTCAGCCGTCAGCCGTCAGCCGTCAGCCGTCAGCCGTCAGCCCGTCAGCCGTGGGTGGCGTGGGGTAGCACCCCGTCAACCGGCAGTCCGTGGGGTGGCGTGGGGTAGCACCCCACGGATCGACAGGCGCTCTCCTGGTGTTGCCTGGTGTTGGAAGTGTGGGCAGCGTGGGGTAGTCCGATGCCTGATTGCCTGTACGCTTTGCGTGGGGTACCCCACACTGCCCGGCTGCGGGCGCGGTGCCGTGGGCGCCGGTGTTGTGGGGTGGTTGGGGTAGCTGGGGTACCCCATCAAAAAAAGTCCCTATAATTTACACTACTGTATATATATACAGTATAAACACAAAACATTTTTAAGATACTACCTACTACCCCATGCTACCCCGCCATAGGGGGGCGCCTATATCCAGCGCCGCCCACGCCCTTAACCCACACGCGCCCTAACCTGCCCACGCCACAAGACTTGTCGCGCTCTGCTACACGTTTTGCGTGGGGTAGTGAAAAATGGAACAAACTTTAGAGCATGGGTTGACACTGCCACAAGACTTGTTGCATAGTCTTGCTCATGCGCTGCGCACCGCGGCGCGCAACTGAGGGGAACACCATGACCAAACACCAACAATCAACCATCAACACCACAATCGCGCGCCTGCCGATCCTCGGCGCTGACTATGCCGCGCGCGTGCTCTCCGCCTTGCATCGTTCCGCCATGCGCGCCACGCAGCAACGCGAGATTGCCGCGATCGCCGCCGCGCACGGGCTGACCCGCTCGCCTAACTGGATTGTCTAATCATCAACCGCGCGCCTACGGGCGCGCCTCTTTCGGAGACACTGACATGAGATTCATCAAAACAAATTACGGCTGGCACGCATACGCGCTGCGTAACCGCGCATACGTCTATGTCGGACACTTCTACACCCAGCGCGAAGCTCGCGCCGCGCTCGCAACCCTCACCCGTTAACCCTTGGAGACACTGCAATGAAAATCACTATCGACCACAGCATCCTCAAAGCTCTTCTCATCTGCGCCGCCAAGCATGACGTGCGTTATTACCTGAAAGGCGTATGCGTTGACGCGCGCGCTAGTGGTGACGTGGTGCTGGTCGCAACTGACGGCCACCGTCTACTCGCCTACCCTGTCGCCGTCGATAACATTGAAGCGCTCGCGCCTGGCGAATACATCATCCCACGCGAGGCGCTCGAAGCCGTCAAACCCGCGAAGGCTGGGCGTATCACGCTGCCGATTCACATTGACATAGTGACGGCGCCGGATACCCGTCACCCGGAAGATGCTGAAGTCATCATCAAGGGCAAAACCAGCATCACCGTCACGGGCGCCACCAGCGCCGTCACGGCGCCGATTGACGGGAAATTTCCCGATTGGCGCCGGATTGTTCCGGCGTCCACGTCCGGCGAGATTGCGCAGTTCAATGCCGACTATGTGAGCGGTTTCGGCGACGTTTGCAAGTTGCTGGGCGGATCGTACGGACCCTACATCAACCACAATGGCGGCGCATGCGCCGTGGTCACCAATCTACCTGGCGCGCTCGGTTTGATCATGCCCTTGCGCATGGATGGCGATGAATTGAAGTACATGGGCAAACCCGCGTTCGCCCTTTAACCCTCACGGGCGCCGCAAGGCGCCCTCTTTTGGAGATACTGACATGGCCTACTTTTTCATCGAAATCACCGATACTTTCGGCGGTGAAGCGAATTACTCATGGGTCACGCGCCACAAGGTGCGCGCCACGTCCGAGCGCGGCGCGCTGATTCGCGTTAACCGTGATTCGGGGCTCGGCTTCCGTTCGGCTGGTTGCGGCCGATACGATTCGCGCTCTGGCGCGACATGTTGTTTCATCGACCATTGGGATGACGACACTCATCCTCAGTATTTGCATGTCCAAACCGTTCTTGCCTGACCATCAACCCTTGGAGACTGACACCATGAAATCAATCTGTACCCTCTACATCCCCGCCACCGAGACGCGCGAGGCGCGCGTGCGCGCAAGCGCCGAGGGCGTGCGGCCCGTCACGATCAGCCATTGGAGCGCCGACGATTCGCACCTTGAGGCGGCGCTTGCACTGGCGCGCCAGTACGGCTGGAATGGCAAGTTAGTACGCGGCGGCGCGCCTGACGGGCGCGGCGATTGTTTCGTATTTCTCGGCGGCGAGGAGGTGACGGTATGACCTTCGAAAAATGGTTAAATCGCCCGCTCTATCGGGCGCACGTCACGACAGCACGCGAACTGTCGCGCCTAGTCGGCCTTGACCCGCTCGCTGCGCACGCGACTACTGGCGATAGCCCACTATTGCACTTTCGCGTGTTGCCTGCGCACCGTACCGCGCGCTCACTTGCACTCCGCAAGTTGGTCGCCGATCGCATGCGCGCCCTTCGCCGCGAGCATGGCCGCGGCGCCACCGTCAAATATGTAGGGGCCTGACCATGACACTACACGACGCAATTACCTTCGTTCGCGCCGCCAAGGCAACCGGCGAGATTATCGATTACTGGACCCGTCGCGGCGCTGACGGCAGCTTGTCCCTATACGTTCGCCTTGAGTGTGGCGTGGACCCGGACCCGTGGTGGACCGATCAAGATGAACCCGCCTCGGACCCGTATTGCTCAGCCCGTGGGGGATTCTAATTATGCCCTCAAACCTTATCGAATGGACCATCTTCGTCGTCGCCGGCATCGCGCTAGGCGCTGTACTCTTTTTGGGATTGTCATCATGAAACGACACTACGGTGAAACCAAAGCGCAACGCCAAGCGGACTATTGCGCGCGATTCTCGGACCTTTTCTTGACCCGCGCGCCCCAGCTATCGGGGCGCATAGAATGGCCGGCGGTCCTTCACTACTACCATTCCGGCGCGCCAGTGACCGACGCGGTTGACCAATATTGCATGGCCCGCAACATCCTATGATCGCAGCGATCCTAGTCGGTCTGCTAGTCGCGGTGCTGGCCGTCGCGCTCAGACTCTAACCCTTCCCATAAACAATCAGGGCACCCGAAGGTGCCCTTTTTTATTTGACGGCGCGCAAAGCGCCACCACCCGGCGGGCGCTCGCTCAGCCGTCGCAGTTCAGCCTTGCCAAGCTCCGCAAGATCGGGCGCGCAGTAGATGTGCCGCTTTGTCGGATGCTCGCGCGAGTGACACATCCCGCAATCCAACCATCCGCCCTCGGCCAGCGCGTGAAACAGTGCCGATACAGGCACCCTCGCGCCAGACGGCGCAAGGGCGCTCAGGCGCCCGCAAAGTTCCTGCCAGGGGGCTGACACCACACCAGAAGAAAACTCGCCTATGCGGCCCCTGATAAGCTCCAAAAGGTAGGATTCGACCGGGCTCATGCCCGCCTCAGTCATCATCCGTTTGGCCTCGGTCACCATAGGCGTGGCGCCGGGCTCGAACGCCGAGACATCACGCGCGCGCAGCCACCCGGCCACGGTCTCGCGCCCGCCGACCATGTACCACGTCCAGAGCGCGCTCGATTCCGCTTCGGTCATCCTCGGCGCCGACGTCCAGATGACGAACCAGCGCCGATCGTCACTAGGCAACGCGATCGGGATGCGCTCATTCGAGAACGCCACCACCAGCAAACGATTGGCGCTCATGTAAGGCGCAAGATACTTGCGATTGACGGGCAGCACCTCGGGTGGCGCGGCCAATAGCGGTTTCAATTGATTCTCAAGCGCGCGACGGTCTTTGGCCTCGGCCTGGCGCAATTCGTTGACCACCAGCACCTCAGACTCAAGCGCGTAACCCCAACTGCTCGTCACTTCCTCGTTCCGCACTAGCGCGACGTTCCCCAAATCCTTGCCGCCGATCGCGTACAGGAAAGGGGCGAAAAGCGAATCCTTCCCGCAACCCGGCACGCCCGCGAACAGAATGCCGTGATTGATCTTGACCTTAGGATGCTGGACCTTAAAGGCCAGCACGTTTAACAGATGCTCGCGCTCGCGCGCGTCAGGCACTAGGCGCTCGACGTGAGCAAGCCACGGCGACACGTCACCCGACCGGCCCTCGGGGCGCGCGTCACGCCAGCGGTTCCCGAATGCAAGGCCATCACGGGCGCAGATGATTGACTCACCCGCAGCATAGGTCAGCCCCTCCAGCACCTTAGCCCCCATCGCCTGCCGGTTTTCGTCATAACTGATCGACGCCTCGACCCGACGCTTTTTTGCGCCCGTGGCGTGAACCGACCAGCACGTCACATGGCGGTAGAGCGCGTTAAATGACTGCCGAGTCAGTTCCCGGCGCTCGATCAAATCGAAGTAGCAATCATTGTCCATCACATACGCATACCGCTGAAACCACTCGGCCTTCTCTAGCCGTCCGGCCTCGCGGCGCTCGACCTCGGCCACGACCGCAGCCGCAGCGTCGGGATAATCCTCGGTCGGCGTCAGGCGCGACATGACCTCGGACATGCGCTGCGTCAGCAGCTCGTCGCGTAGGCCAGGCGTGTGACGCGGGCCGCCCTGCTCGGCAACCCACGCGAGGAACCGCGCGCTGTCCCAGTCGCCACAATGGCCGTGATAGCAGCAATACGCGCGCGTGAGGCCCAGATACCGGCCCTCGGGGTTGCCATCGCTATGGTCGGCGCTGTTCGGGCAAACGACCCCAGCCCAGCCCTCCGGGTTCGGGCGCGACAGCACCAAACCCTGCGCCGACAACCACGCGAGCACGTCATCAGCGCCATCGTCCGACAGGCGCACGGGCCGCACGCCCGCGCTGTCGTCTGGGCCGGGGTCGACACCCAGCGCGGCGCAGAGGTCCGGCAGCTTGTACACCCGCTCGGGGTGGAACTCGACGAGACGCGCTTGAAAGCCGCCCTTGTCCGGCTTCAGGTTGACGCTACCCGGTAGGCGGAAGTTCCGCACTGGATTGATCGCGCCAGGGTCCGAGTAGCCGGCCTCGGCAATCGCGCGGATGCCGGCGCTGTAAGCCGCTTTGGTCGGTTGATCCTCAGGGTCGAAGGCATAGCCCCATTGGAAGCTGCCCTCGCTCGTCTCCATGATCCAGGTCGGCGGCACGGGCGAGGTGCGCGGCGCCTTGCTGGGCTCGCCCACGTCATCCAGCACCATCACCAGCACATAGTCGACATTGGCCGCGCTCGCGGACGGGCGCCCCTGCTCGAACCGATCGATGACAAAGCTGCCGGTGTTGCCGTACCAGGCGCCCTCACGCGCCCGCGACAGGTCCGGCAACGATGCCGGCCATGACGCCTTCAAGGCTCCGTCAGCGTGGTACTGCAATTCGCCGTTCGCGTCACGGCGTGGCTTCTGGCGCACAAATAACGCTGTCTCGCCCTCTGGTGCGAGGTCGATGATATACTGCTCGAAATTCATAGCTTCTCCTGCGCCCGCCTGCCAGCGGGCGTTTTTATTTGCCATATTTGGCCATGATCTTGGCCTCCACGGCGAGCGGCAACCCCACCGCCCAGTCGGGCGGGGTCACCATGATACGCTCAAGCTCGGCCCGCACCCGTTCAGGTTCAGCCGTCTCGATCACGATCTCGTCATGCACATGCGCCACCACGCCGTCGCATTGCCGTAGCGCGGCGCGTAGGATGTCATGGGCGCTTGCTTGCGTCACATTCTCGCAAGCGAGCCCGCCCCATAAGCGCGCTCGCGGCCACTCGGTCGCGTCAGCCGCAGGCTTCCATGACGCCTTGGCGTAGGTCAGATGCTCGCCTTCGAACTTGGCAAACGGGTAGCAAAGCACGCGCCCGCTGGGCAGCATGTACCAGAGGTGCTGTTTGTCGTAGACATAGGTTATACGGCCCGCAGTGAACTCATGGCCCGGATGGCGCATCGCGCTCATGTACGCGCGCTCAAGGTCTTGCCAGAACATCACGGCCCACGGGTTCGCACGGCGCCAGGCGTCCACGATTCGACGGGCTTGCGCTTCCTCGAACCGCACACCATAGCCCCGGCCCATCGCAGCGAACGCGCCGGTGCTGCCGCCGAACCCGAGCGCCAGCTCCTGCACCTTGCCGACCTGTCTCTGCTCGTCGGTGACGTCCTCATACCGCACGCCATAGGTGGCCGCCGCGTTGACCTTGTACGGGTCAAGGCGCTGACGGAAGATGTCGAGCTTTGCTTCGGCGCCGCACAGCCACGGGTTGACCCGGCCCTCGATCGCGCTCCAGTCGGCGACGACAAATGAATGATCGGCCACCAGCGCGGGGCGCAGCATCGACTTCAGGGCGTCAGTGACCCGCTTTCCGAACCGAGGCACGACAGCGTGGCCTCGAACGAGGGCGTGTCGAAGTTCAGTGGGCTCTTTGGCGGATTTTCGTGGGAAGTTGTGGACCTGCGCGCCATAACTCGCAGCGCGGCCTGTCGCTGCGCCTCCAGCAAAAACAAATGCGCCTCGTACGCGCCGATCTTCGTCATCAGCCAGCGCCGCGAGGCGGCCAAACTTCGCAGTGCTCGACGCCCAGAGGTCGTCTGCGCATTGGATGACCTCGGCAACAGCGGGCGGTACCTCATCGGGATTCTCCATCGCAAGCAGGTTCGCTCGCACGGTCTTGTCAATCGAGTCTTTGTCTTTCGAGCGCGCGAGCTTCCGGGCCTCCGGCCCCAGCCGCTCCAGCACCCACTGGCGCATCTTAGGCGATCGCACGGACGTCACCGCGCCTTCGGTCAGCTCGACAACGCGCGCCTCGATCTCGACCCGCTCGGCCTCGCTGTAGCGCATAGCGGCGTGGCACAGCTCGACGTCGACCTTCACGCCTCGGTCGTTGATGCGCTCGTTGACGTGGTAGTCGGCCAGCTCTTCAGGCGACAGGTCGCGCAAGCTCTTACTGATCGCGCGCATGGCGCGGACGTCCTGCTTGCAATACTCAAACAGCGCGGCCAAGTCGTCAGCGGTATGCTTGAACGGTGGCAGGCAGCACTTGCGCACAAGCGCAGCGCCCTTGTGGTCTTTCTTCATGCTGGCACCCGCGAACCGCCCGACGTCCTCAAGGCTACCAGGCGCACAGTTCGACCGCGCTTGCGCAGCGGTGCAGTAGAACTGCTCCAGCGCAGGCTCCGGCAGGTCAAGGTCGGGGCAGAGGACGTACCAAAGAATCAGCCGCTCGAACGCCGCATTGTGCGCGCGTATCTGGTGCGTCAGAATCTCACGCGGGAACGGCTGATCGGGCGTCCAAAGCTCGACCTCGCCGTCGTCGATCGCATACGCCATGCAGAGCACCTGCGTCGACGGGTGGCGAGAGTAGTTGTACGAGCCGCGAGCGATCAGGTCACACTCGCTGCGGCTTTCGAAGTCAAGCCAGATCACGGACGGCACTCCATGAAGGCTTCTATGAACGCTTGGGCGACTTGCGGGACGATCGCGTTACCGTAGGCGCGCAAGCGTCCCACTCGGCTGGCAGCCCCATGAGCCAACGGGAATGTGCCGGGTTCAACTGGCCGCCACTTTCCATCGCGGCAGTAGAGCCAGTCAGCATCTCGCCAGTAACCGTTAGTCGGGCCGGCTGCAAGCAGTTTACTAACTCCACCGTCCTGCGACTGCTGTCGTTGTTCCCTGCTGCGTTGTAGCCCTTCTGTGCCGGCGTTCCGGCCATCGGAGTTGGCCAGCCCGACAACGCCGTCTGCGTGTTCAGACCGCCGCTGCGCTTCCCGTCCATCTCCCGAATGCCGTTCGTGTCGCTCGTCGCTGGCGTCAGCCAGCCCGCCAGCCACGCCGTTCGGCCCAACAACGCATTGATCGGCACGTTGTCGCATTGCGCTCCGTCCTTCCAATCTCGGGTCGTTGGTGTCGGCCAACCCGTTAGCCAAGTCGTTTTTGGCAGCGAACTTTGCTGCCGACCCGCCGCTTGCGATTGCCCCGCTTTCGCATCTTCGGCGTTCGGCGTCGGCCACCCAATACAATCGCTGTCGGATGTGCGGAGCGCCGACGCCCGCCGCGCATAGATCAGCCGCTGCGCTGGTGTAGCCCGCTCCTTCCAGGTCAGCTTGTACAAGGTCGAGCCACTCAAGGCCATCTTTGCTTGCAACTTGCTCGCCAAAGACGACTGAAGGCCGGCGCTCGCGGATGAGTCGGAAGAAATCGGGCCAAAGGTGCCGTTCGTCATCGAATCCGCTTCGCTTACCAGCGGCGCTGAAGGGTTGGCATGGGCAGGAGCCGGTCCAGACGGGCTTATCGTCGGGCCATCCTGCGAGGCGCAAGGCGTGGCTCCAGACGCCGATGCCGGCGAAGAAATGACATTGCGCGAAATCTGCGAGGTCCGCAGAATCCACGAGCTGAATAGACCGCTCATCAACTTCCCCTTTTGCGATATGACCCGCCGCAATCAGATTGCGCAGCCATTGCGCCGCATACGGGTCAATCTCGTTGTAGTAGACCATTTGATTTCACCCTAGTGTATTGAATGCCCGTCTTTCCGGGCTGTCAGCAGACTCACGGTGCGGAGGAGACAGACAGTGGCACCGCGCCTGCTGCCGGTGTTAGACGCCACCGCCGGCTGGGCGTCACCACATCAAGCTGCTGCGCGACGACGACGGCGGGGCTGTTCGCCCGCTTCAGCTTCCGCAACAGGCTCTTCGCCGTCCATCGACACCCACTCGACGATCTCAAAGACCGGCGTGTAGATGCGTCCGTACGACTTATGCTGATAGTGATCCTTGCCCAGCGTCACGATCGGCACGGGGCGCTCGGGATCCTTCTCCACCTGCGCCGCGATCGCCACGGCAAGCGTCTGCACGGCGCGCTTACCGCCCACTGACGTCGTGGTGTAGCGGCACTCAAGGCCCGCGTCTTCGCCAGACAGGCACTTCAACATCAACCCTACCTGCTGCTCCCAGCCCTTCTTCGCGCTTGGGGGCGCGGCGTCAAGCTCTGGCAACGGTTGGGTCACAGACGCCATCTTCTCGGCCAGCACCTCACCGTCGCCCCACGCGATAAAGCCGTGGACGAACGAGAAAGGATTGACCGCCCAGCGGGCGTCATCTTCAGCTTCGGTCTGATCGGCGCCATAGACCCAGTGGCCCGTCTTGTCCATCTTGATGATGGCAGACGACATGGGCGCTACGGTTTCCAGCGTGCGAAGGCTGGTGGCGAGCGTTTGAACAGCAGGAAGACCAGCAGATGCGAACTTTACGAGATTTGACATGATTTTCACCCTAGTTTAGAAAGGGCCGACACAAGCGTCGACCCGATTGTGACCGCGGCAGGGCGGCTGTCAGCCTCCTCTGCAATGGTCAACCCTGATGATACCTGAGAGGTCAGCCCCTCCGGTAACTTTGTCTTCAACGCCTTCTCGGCCTGCGCAGGCGACACGATCTCGGTAAAGCTGACGTCCGGGGCGAGCGAAGTCAACGCAGCCAGCGCGGCCTTCTTGTCCGCCCACGTCCGATGGGCGCGCTTGTTCACGAGCTTCCAGCCTGGCACGGGCCGACCGGCCTCCAGCGCCTGCTGCGTGAGCTTGCGCACATCCGAGGCCCAATCCTCAAGATTCTGCGCGACGTCCATCCAGTGGCCAATCTGCTCCGGCCCAATGCTGTCGATCGCCACCAGCACCGCCCGCTCGGCAGCGCCGGTCTTCTTCGGGCAGATGGCCTTTGCTGGGCAGAACCGGCAGTGCTCGCCCTCGACAATCGGCGCGTCTGGCTCTTGCGCGAGCTTAACCGCGCGCTTGAGATCGGCGCTGAAGTCATGCAAGCGCCGAATGTCGATCATCCAGCGTCGGATGTACGGCGGCTGGATGATGACCAGCTCGACGTCCGTGCGGCCTTGCATCGACCAGTGACCGCTCTCAAGCGCCGCAGCGGCGTAGAACATTAGCTGGGCGTTCTCTTCGGCGTCGACCTGATAGTTGTCGCCGAACTTGAAGTCCATGACGAAGCCCTTGGTCTTGCTCAAGCACCCGATCACGTCAGCGGTGCCAAAGATCGTCTTGTCCCACGGGAACGCTACGCGCGCCTCGACGTCAAACAGTGCTTCGGCCTTCGGGTCGAACTTGTCGTCGAACAGATCAAGCGCGTCCAGCACCTTCTCGTCGTCAATCGAGCGCGAGTCGATCCGCTCGTTCAACACTTCAGCCACCAGCTCATGCAGGCGCGTGCCCTCCCGCATGGCGTCATTCTCGACCTGCGGCGGCATCGTGGCGCTAAGCGCCACACTGCCGGGGCAGTTGATCACGCGCTCGGCGGTCGAGCCGCCTACGATTTTAGAATGGCTCATGGGTTCCTCGCATCAACGCGACCGCTCGTGCCGCGCGACCACAAAAACTCGACGCGAGGAACCGCACCCATCAGCATCAGCTCTTCAGCCGAGTAGCGCGTCACGTTGTGGCGTGGGTAGCCGGGGCCGACGTAGATGTCGCTGTTTCGGTAGTGCGGCACGTAGACGATACCGCGCAGTTCATACGCGGCCTGCTCGTATAGCGAGACTTGCTTGTTCTGGTCCATCAAGTTCACTTCAATCTCCTAGAGTTGACTAACGGAAACCGCATGGTATACCATTGCTTTGAAGTTTGCAACGGTCTAAACTTTGAAACATGCGGGAGATCAAAAATTTTAGAGCGCGACATAGAGAGATACCTGGTGCGCCGGGTGAAGGACATCGGTGGCGTGGCCTACAAGTTTGTCTCGCCCTCGAACCGTGGCGTGGCCGACAGGCTGGTGGTGCTGCCGCAAGGCGTGGTGTGGTTTGTTGAGGTGAAGAAAGACGGCGGTCGCCTGTCGACGCTCCAGAACATCTTCATCGCAGAGATGCAACGACTACAGCAGAACGTGCGCGTGGTGTGGTCGAAGGAAGACGTGGACGATCTTATCAAGGAGATGCAATCGTGAGCTACGAAGAACAGCGGGCAATTTTGATTCAGTACCTGCAAGTGATGATCGCACGATGCGACTGGCACGGCGTAGCCGATGTCGCTATGGATCTTAGGGAAATGGAAGCAGAACAGCGTGGTGCGAAATGAACCGAGATGACATCATTGCAATGGCGCGGGAAGCCGGACTGTTGCGAGGCGGAGATGGGTGGACAGAGCCGCACCGCTGGGGAATTACCGAACTTGAACGCTTCGCCGCGCTTGTCGCCGCAGCCGAGCGTGATGCGTGTGCAAAGGTGTGTGATGACTGGCCCAATGGCCGTGACGATGTGTATTCAATCGGCGTTGCCATCCGAGCACGAGGTGAGAAATGAACCGAGACGAGATTTTGAAGATGGCTCAAGAAGCTGGAGCGTTTTGGGAGCTATCGGAGACGCCAGAAAAAGATGTAGCCTTTCTGATGCGCTTTGCAGAGCGTGTTGCAGCCTACGAACGTGAATACAAGCCGAAAGTTACACAGCGCCAGCCGCTGACGGAGGATCAAATTGACGACATTTGGAATCGGTATTGCGACGAAATGGGTGAAGCATCAATCAACGATGCATACGACATTGCGAGAGCCATCGAAGCCGCGCACGGCATCGGGGAGAAGAAATGAGCATCGCAGTTATGAAGCAGGCGCTGGAGGCGTTGGATCATGAAGCCAATAGAGGCAACGACAACGCATATCAGTGTGAGCGTGATGCCCTCCGCGCTGCCATCGAGCAACCGCGCCAATGGGTCGAGCTTACAGACGACGAAGCGCGCGCTCTAGTCAATCGCGCTACTTTTGGCGATAGAACCAACTGGCAGGCGCTGGTTTACATGATCGATGCGAAGCTGAAAGAAAAAAATGCGGCTTAGACCTTACCAAGACGAGGCCGCTGACTTCCTGTTCGCCAACGACCGCGCGATGATCCTCGCGTGGGTCGGTGCGGGCAAGACAGCGACCGCGCTCACGGCCATGAAGGCGATGCTCGACGAGCGACACGCTCGGCGCTTTCTTGTGCTCGCGCCGCTGCGGGTCGCGCAGTCGGTCTGGCCGGCGGAAGCCGCGCTCTGGGCGCCAAGTCTTGAGATCGCAGTAGCCGTCGGCTCTCCCGCCCAACGGGCGCGGGCGCTTGCGTCCAACGCGCCAGTGGTTGTGACCAATTACGACAACCTGCTGTGGCTGTCGGAACAGAAGCTCGACTTCGATGCGGTCGTGTTCGACGAGCTGACACGGCTCAAGAACCCGTCAGGCAAACGGTTCAAGGCGCTGCACAAGGTCATCGAGCCCATGCAGATCCGGTGGGGGTTGACCGGCAGCTTCACCAGCAACGGCCTCGAAGACGTCTTTGGTCAGTGCAAGATCGTCGACCAGCAAATGCTGGGCCGCAGCAAGGGTGCTTTCTTGCAGCAATACTTTCATTGCGTCAACCGCGACTTCGGCGACTACGTGCCGCTACCAGGCGCGCTTAGCGCGGTCATGCAGCGCATCCGTCCGTGGACGTACGTGCTGGAGTCGCACGAGTACCGCGACACCCTGCCGCCGCTGCACACGCTACCGATCAAGCTCCAGATGCCTATGGAGCCCTACAAGACGCTCAAACGCGAGATGGCACTCATCTACCCCAACGCCGAGGTCATCGCGGCCAATGCGGCTGCGGTGACGTCCAAGCTCCAGCAGATGAGCGCTGGGTTTGTCTACGACACGGCCCGACAAACCGTCTGGCTGTCAGACCACAAGCTCGATGCGGTCGCGGACCTGCACGCCGAAAACCAGCGAGCGCCCATGCTCGTCTGGTATCAGTTCAAGGCCGAGCTTGCCGGGCTACAGGCGCGCTTTCCGCGCTTGCAGACGCTGGTAAACGACGACTCGATTGCGCGGTGGAACGCGGGGCAGATCGAGATGCTGGCGGTCCACCCTGCGTCAGCAGGCCACGGGCTCAACCTGCAAGGGCAATCCCGCATGGTGTGGATGTCGCTCCCGTGGTCGCTGGAGCTTTACGAACAAGCGGTCGGTCGGCTGCACCGAGGCGGCCAGCGCCATGACGTGCTGAACTATGTGCTCACGACCGAGGGCACGGTGGATGAAACGATTTGGAAGGCTTTACATGAGAAACGAGAGGTATCTGATATGGCACTAGAGGCGCTCAAATGAACCGATGGACTGAACAGCTAAAGGCCGCTCGGGCCGAAGCGCGCATACGGCAGCGGGAGTTCAACGCCGCCCAGCGCGCGCTCAACCGGGTGCTTGCGGAGATTGCAAAACTGGAGAAGCGAATTGAACTGGCGCGAACTGCAACGAAGGCTTAACCAACTAACGGAGAGTGAACTATGGCAATTGATCGAAGCGGAACTGGCAGGCAAGAAGCGTGTGTCTTTGATCGAGCGGATGCATATGCGGGCGGCAGCATTACGTACTACCCGCGAGAGGCTGGATCTCTTGAAACGTGCGACGCAATCTACGCCGTAGGCGTGGCGACTGACGTGCAGAAGACGTGGCGCCGGTACGGTTGGGTGCCACCGTCGGAACTTCCCGAGTACCATGACAAGTGGGCGCGCGCCCAACAACCCACACGCATATCGGAGGTCGGACGTGGTTGATTACAGCGAAGGCTATCTAAACTTGAAGCAGATCGTGGACGAGATTTGGGAGGCAATGATGGCCAACGATCCCACTCGCGCACGTGACCTGTGCGCAGCGGTCGTCGTTGAGGCTCGGATGTTGCGCCATCAGATTGGAATCCAGCATGACAGCAGCAACCAAAGTTGAGCGGTACTTGAAGGACCGCAAGACGCCCGTAACGCCCAAGCAGATTGCGGATTACTTTCTCTACAGCCACGCAACCGTCAATAAGGCACTCAATGATCTCAAACAAGCAGGCAAAATCGCACGCACCCAACAGCGCACCTGGCACATCTGTCGCATGGCCGTTCCCCCGCCAGCCGCTCCCGCACCAGCCGAACAGCGTGCCACCTACGACCGACCGATGCTCAACTCGTACCCGCACGCACGCGGATATGATGACTGAACTGGGAGAAGCTAAATGGTAGACATGGTGAACCACCCGCCGCACTACACACGCGGCGGCGTGGAATGCATCGACGCGCTCGCGTCAGCGACCGCAGGGCTGGAAGGGCTTGATGCGGTCTGCACCGCCAACGCCATCAAATACTTGTGGCGCTGGAAACAGAAGAACGGCGTTGAGGACTTGCGGAAGGCTCAGTGGTATATCAGCAAGCTCATTGAGACATCTGTAGTGCCGCAGCCCGACCTTCTTCGACGCGCCGTGCCCAGCCCCGACCAAACGTGGGCCAAGTGGGTAGCGTCTGAAGATAGACAAGACGATTGTTTTGGAACTTGTTGATGACGTCAGACGCCGGCATGGCAGCGACGGCCTTCAGCGTCATGGGGCCGATCGCGCCGTCCGGCGTTGCACCGATTGCTTCTTGCAAAAGCTTGGCCGCGCGGCCTGGGCCTGAGTTGATGGCGGTATCGAAGACCACGTAGTCGACGCCCGCCGGCAGATCGTCGGCGCGCACCTTGTCCCAATAGCGTTCCTTGTAGAGCGGCGCCACGTCGCTGGGCGCAAGCTCCCGCATGTCCTGCTCGGTCACGGGGCGACCGCACCACTTCTCCCACGTCGCTTTGGTGCAACCCAAGTTGGTGATGCCGCCGGGATCGGACGGGTGGTTTACGTAGCCGCCCTCGTGGTGCAGCACAGCCGCCAGCGCCCGCTCCCAGTTCTCTTTCATTTCTTGCTCTCGATCGTCTCTTGCTTGGCCTTGCTGCCGGCGCTGCTGCCAAAGAAGAAGTTGAGGATTGTGGCCACTACGGTCGCCAAGATAAAGCCCAGCACCGTGTCAGCAAAGCGCACGTTGTCGGTGGGGATCGTCACCATCGTAATCATAAAAATGTAGCTTGCTGCGACCAGCGACCAGAAGGTCGCCAGCACGTAGACGAACGATCTGCTGATGCCGTTGCCGTTGATGAGCGCCGCGATCTGCATCGCGCGGGCGTCTGCCGTGTTCTTGTTCGCCTGCTCGACCATGAACTCTTCATGCTGCATCGCGCGTTCGCGTAGGCGCGTGATGTCCTCGGCGTTCATGTCGGGCTTGAGTTCAACACCCGTCTTCTCCTGCACGTAGTCGAGCCCCTTGTCCACGACCGCTTGCGCGACCTTGGGCAGGTTGTTCTGGATGAGGGTAGATACGATACCAGCGACGATGGGTAGCATCAGTAACTAACCTCCGCAAGGGCCAACATCAGGACGGTCATTAACAAGACGATGATGCCGAAGATGTAGTTCATTTCGGCCACCTGTCGACGA